GTCAGCTGACGGCACTTATGACATTATTTGTCAACCAACCGATTACCAACTTGAGCCACTAAACGGGCGCGTAGATGGCCTCGAGCGACCTTATGACGCTATTCGCGCAACTGGTGATTACACTTTTCCTATCTGGGGTTCTGAGGGCCTTGTAAAGGTGACAGGAACTTGGGGCTTTGCTTCTATCCCTATTGCCGTTCGTCAGGCTGCCATCATTCAGGCAAGCCGAATTTTCAAGCGTTTGGATTCACCTTTGGGTATCGCTGGCTTTGGTGACCTCGGCGTTATGCGTATCTCTCGCCAACTTGACCCAGATGTTGCCCAGTTGGTTGATGCTTACAAGATTGTGAAGTTTGCCTAATGGCTTCAATCGCTACCCTAAGAACTAAACTCGCTGAGAATGTGGCAACTATTGCCGGTCTACGCACCTCAGCTGAGATGCCTGATAACCCGAATCCGCCGATTGCGATTATTCGCCCGGCAAGCGTTCTGTATGATCAGAGTTTTGCACGCGGCCTAACACGCTACCAGTTCATTCTGGTTGTCATTGTTGGTCGCGCGTCAGAAAAGACTGCCCAAAGAAGTCTTGATGCTTACTGCTCCAGCACAGGGGCTTCGAGTATCAAACTTGCGGTAGAATCAGATAAGACACTCGATGGGAACTGCTACGACCTGCGAGTGACTGAAATGAGAAATTACACACCAATTCAATTAAACGAAGGCACTTACTTAGCGGCAGAGTTCGCGGTAGATGTGTTCGCGGACTAATAGGAGATCAACGTGGCCAAGTTTGTGGCAACAGATTACAAAATCACACTGAACGGCACGAACCTCAGCACCTCGCTGGCTGCCGTTGAACTACCGATTGAAGTTGAAGAGCAGGACACTACTGCTTTCGGTTCAACCTGGCGTACCCGTATTGCTGGTCTAAAGTCTGGCTCTATCACCCTAGAGTTCCACCAGGACTTTGGCGCAGGTGCGGTAGACGCTACCCTTTACCCGTTGCTAGGCACTAACGGTACAGTAACCGTAACCCCTACCTCTGGTTCAGTTTCAGCAACTAACCCTTCTTACTCGGGTGAGTTCCTAGTTACTCAGTACAGCCCTTTTGCGTCAACTGTTGGCGACCTTGCAACCTTGTCGGTTTCATGGCCTCTAAACGGCGCACTAACTCGAGCAACCGCCTAAGACTATGCGCCTCGGATTTGAAGTCACCTACGCTGACGGCAACGCAGAAAAAGTTATTTGCGGAGCCCCAGATTTCATTGCTTTTGAAAACAAGTTTGAAGTCAGTATCACACGCCTAAAAGATGACCAGCGTTTTGGTTGGTTGGCTTTCTTGGTTTGGAACGCCCTACGCCGCAACAAGAAAACTGATAAGAGCTTTGAAGACTGGTGCGACACCATCGAGGTTATTGCCGGAGATGACGCAACAGACCCAAAATCCGAGGGCTAGGCGAAACTAGCCAACACTACTTCATTGCTTACTTAGCGTGTGAAACCGGCATTGCGCCATCGGTTCTGTTGCAAGAGTCGGATCGTATGCTGTACACAATGTCAATGTATCTAAAGGGCAAGAGCCTAGCGATGAAGAACGGAAACAGGTAATGGATACCAGGATTGAAGTTTTGGGACTTCGTGAAACTCTGCTTGAGGTTCGCAAGGTTGACAAGGCTCTGTTCTTTAGGATTCGTGCAGGTATCAAGAACACCGCCGAAACCCTAGCTGACCGCGTAACAATGTCAATCCCTATCCTCGCCCCGATTTCGGGTATGCGCCACACAGGGCGAACTGCCTGGGGTCAAACCTCTTACAAGGTCAAGGTTTCTGTTGCCGAGCCTAATCAGTACACCGCTAACCCTTTGGTATCTATCGGCTTCTACGGTGTCGGCGTCAACATCGCTGACATGGCTGGTAGAGGTGGCGGTAAAACTAGGCGCTCGCAGACTTATAACTATTCGTGGCGTGGCACTACTCGATCCCACACCGTAACAACTCAGGGTAAAGAGATGATTGCTGCTTTAGGTAAAGCGCCTTCTCGTTACATCTGGCCGGTTGCTGAGAACGCTATTCCGCAGGTTGCCTCTAACATTGGTTACCTTGTTGACCAGTATGCGGCAGAGTTTGATTCCAACCTTCTACTGATAGGCAAGGGCCTCTAATGGCGATTACAATCAACATCCTTTCTAGTTTCAAAAACACGGGTTTTCAAAGGCTGGAAAAAGAGCTATCACGCCTAGAAACTCCTATGCAGAAAGTTGCGGCTACTGCTCGTGCTTTAGGCCCTGCTGCAACGGTTGGTTTTGGTGCTTTGGCTTTGGGTGCTACCCAAGCAATCCAAGCTGCTGAGGATGTTCAGGTTGCCGATGCTCGACTTCAGCAAATTGCCGAGTCTATGAACTTGTTTGGCAAGGAAACAACTAGCGTTGTCGGGCGTTTGAAAGAATACGCTACTGCCACAATGGAAGCCACAGCCGTTGACGATGAACAGATTAAAGCGGTTCAGGCAAAACTTCTAACCTTCAAAGGCTTGGCTGGCACGGCTGATGAGGCCGGTGGCGCTATGGATCGTGCTACCTTAGCGGCTCTTGACTTGGCTGCTTCAGGTTTTGGTACAGCCGAGAGCAACGCTACTCAACTAGGTAAGGCACTCCAAGACCCTATCAAGGGACTGACTTCCCTATCTCGTGCCGGTGTGACTTTCACCGCACAAGAAAAAGAGAAAATCAAGGCTCTAACTGAGTCTGGTGATTTGCTCGGCGCTCAAAACATTATCCTTGCTGCTATTGAGGCGCAGGTTGGTGGAACGGCTGAAGCTACAGCTACCTCATCGGCAAAAATGAAAGTTGCTTTTGGTGAGTTGTCTGAGGAAATTGGCGCAGTCTTGCTACCTATCTGGCAAGCTCTTGCCCCTGTGGTTATGAGCGTTCTGAACTTTATGAAAGAGAACACAGGCGTTGTGGTTGCTCTTGGTGTGGTTTTCGGTACTTTGGCTGCTGCCATTATCGGCGTGAACATCGCTATGTCGCTAAACCCAATCATGCTAATTATTACTGGTGTTTCTTTGCTTATCGCTGGTGTTGTCGTTCTTGTTGCTTGGTTGATTGAACTAGCTGGTGGATGGGATGCTGTCGTTGACGGTTTCAATACCGGGCTAAATGAAGTCAACAGTTTCTTCAGCACCATTTGGGGCGAGATTGAAGCAACTGTAAAGACTGTTCTTGACTGGATTACTACCACGTGGGACAGCACGGTCGATGACATTGAAACTGCCCTGAACGGCATGGCTGACTTCTTTGACACAATCTTCAACGGCATCGGTGCTGGCATTAAGGGTTACATCAACTTCTGGATTGGGTTGTTTGAAAGTTTTGTCAACGGTGCTATCAACGGTTTGAATGGCATTATCCGAGGCTTCAACCGGTTACAGGTAAGCATCCCTAGTTGGGTTCCTGGTATCGGTGGTCAGACTTGGGGTGTGAACATCCCTACGGTTGGACAAATCTCTATTCCTCGCTTGGCTGAGGGTGGAATTGTTATGCCAACCCCAGGCGGTGTGATTGCTAACCTTGCTGAGGCTGGTAAGCCAGAGGCAGTTATTCCACTAGATCGGCTTGGGTCGTTTGGGGGCAAGAACATCAGCATCACCGTAAACGCTGGCTTGGGAACGGACGGAACTCGAGTTGGTCAGCTTATTGTAGATGAAATCAAGAAGTATGAACGCGCTTCTGGCCCTGTGTTTGTGGGTGCGTAATGGCGAAACCAGCACAAAAGGTAGAGATTGGTTTTGACCTTACCGGCAATAACACCGGTCCTTATTTTAGACTAGATGACCCTATTGCTGGAGTGCTAGACAACACCTCTTATGTTCTTGGTGGGACTATCTTCTTTGACGTAACTAGCAAGGTAAAAGGTTTCACTATTCGGCGCGGTAAATCTCGCCAACTAGACCGCTACTCTTCAGGTCAAGCAACTGTCACTTTTGATAACAACTCCCGTGACTTTGACCCAACCTATACAGCCAGTCCGTACTATGGGCAGATTATTCCTCGGCGTGAGGTTCGGATTACATCCGGCACAGCGGTTCAGTATTTTGGTTCGGCTGATGACTGGAACCTTGACTATGCCCCAAGTGGCGATAATACGGCTTCTGTGGCTTGCTCTGACGGCTTTAGAACACTTGCCAACCAAACCCTTACTGGTGGCACTCAGACTGTTCAGACAAGCGGTCAGCGCGTTGCTTCCATTCTTGACACAGTTGACGTCAACTGGTCACCTGAGAACCGCGACATTGACACGGGCGGTCAGACACTAGGCGCTGACATCATCAAGGCTGACACTAACGCACTAAGTTATTTGCAGTTAGTTGAAACCTCTGAGCCTGGAGCTTTGTTTATCTCTAAGTCTGGCTCGCTAACTTTCCGTGATCGAACAGTTGCCCCTAACTCTAACGCTGTGGCTTTGACTGATGACGGCACAGGTATTCCTTATCAGGGAATGAAAGTTGTTTACGGCTCTGAGTTGCTGTACAACGAGATTGTTATTAGCTCTGTTATCACCGCAGGTACGGCTGTTGCAAGCGATAGCCTCAGCCAAGGCAACTACGGTATTCAGAACCTAACTCAAACAGACTTACTGATGTCTACAACTTTGGCAGCTGAAGAACTAGCCAACTGGTATGCAAACAAATACGCTAACCCAGAGTTTCGTTTTGAGTCTGTCGAAGTTGTTTTGAATGACTTGACAGAACAACAGCAGTCAGACATTCTTGGCCTTGAACTTGGATCAGTTGTCAAGATTGTTTTCACCCCTGGCAACCCAGCCCAAGCACCTGCAATTATCAAGTATGCAGAAATCATTCGTCTAGATCATCAGGTAGATAGCGTCATGCACAGGGTAAGCCTTGGCTTCTCAACCCTAGACGTTACCTTCCTAGTGCTTGATGACACCGCCTTTGGTAGACTTGACTCAGGCGCACTCGGATTTTAGGAGATTAGATTGGCTTTCAAGGATTTTTCAGCAGGTGACATTCTTACTGCTGCTGATGTAGATAACTATCTGATGCGTCAGAGTGTCATGGTGTTTGCCGACTCTACTGCTCGCGGTTCAGCACTAGGCACCGCTATTGTGACCGAGGGCATGGTTACTTACCTTACTGACGGTACAGGCTCACAGGCGGTCGAGTACTACAACGGCACAAGTTGGCAGACTTTGGTTCCTGCCGCCGCCTCAAGCACCGTAACAACCATCGCAGCCGCTTACACCGCTGCCGCTACTGACGTTAACGACACCATTTTGGCGGGCGGCACAACCGCTTATACAATCACCGTTCCTGACCTGTTCCAAATTGGTGAGCGCATTGACATTGTCCGTGACTCATCAGGTA